AACACCAAAAACTACTACAAAAATTTGGACAAGCAATAAATAGAAATAGTAAAATACCATTCGTAAAACATCACATAAAGAAATATGACAGAAGATTTCCTATTTGGGTAGCTATTGAAATTTTTACCTTAGGAATGGTGTGGAATTGTTATAAAAATTTAAAGACACCTCTAAAAAAGAAGATTGCATCAAAATTTAATATAGGTTCCGTTTATTTGGAGAGCTGGATTGAATGTATATCTTATTTACGAAATGTATGCGCACACTATATGAGGTTATATAGATTTAAGGTACAGAAGACACCTAAAAAGAGTAAAAAACATAGTATGAATAATATATCTCACTGCATATATGACATTATAAATGTAATGCGTTTTTTAATGCCAAGTAAAGATGAATGGAATAATTACATAATTTCTAATATTGCTCAAATCTTTGAAGAATATAAAGATGTTGTAAGTCCTGAAGATTATGGTTTTCCAAAAGACTGGGAAAAAACTTTAACATTATAATATTGAAATTAAGCACGTCTTACGGCGTGCTTTTTTCGTACCCAAAATGAGGTGACACAATGTACAGACGAATACCACCATAGCACGCTTACGGCGTGTTTTTTTAATACCAAAATCCCAATCAATTACGATTAGAAAGGAATGATAAAATGAAATTAAATTTTAATTTTGACGGTAAAACATTTTTATCGAAATGGTGGAAAATTGTCCGCGATAATTTCACGGCAATTCAAACCGACCACAACACACTGTCCGACAAATTGGACACAGAAATCACGCAACGCACCAACGCTGATGTGGGTTTAGCGAACCAAATCACAGCCGAAAAAACGGCGAGAGAAAGTGCTGACAGTTCGTTAAGCAGTCGGATAAACAACGAGGCAACAATACGACAGGCGGCGGATAATGAACTGCAACGTAATCTTGACAGTGAAATCACCGAAAGACAGACAGCAGATACCAATATTTCAAATTCAGTAAAAGCCGAAGAATCAGCAAGAAAAAGCGCTGACAAAGAATTGAAAGCGCGTATTGATGAAATCAATGCGAACACCGAAACAACTATACTGTTTGGCGACAAAAAGCAACATACAGTAAAATTTGTTGCACCGAGTAAGCCTACACTATATTTTGACGGACAACAAGAATATGAGGGCGAGAGTATGACGGTTGATATTACGCTGAAAGATGCGTTTTACATTGACGGGAAACAGATTGCCGGAACATTTTCAGAACAGTGTATAAATGTACCGATAGACGGCATTTATATCGTTGTTTACTATGATTTTATTAAAAATACGTGTAGTATATCATCAAATTCTACATCTGTACCGTCGGCAATTTCGGGTGATGTATGGACATTTACATTGTATCATATTCACGAGATAAATTTAGAAATGAAGATAGACAGCGAATCACCGACAGGGGAAAGATATGAGTTTGTATCGGCGACGGTTGATTATGTCATAGAAAACGAAAATACCACAGGCGACAGTTATTTCATAACCAATACATACGAACGTGTTCGTACATTGGCAGATTTGGCAACTGTCAATAAAAATTCATTTATTGACGCTGTAAATGAAAATGCAAAAAATATTACAGACGTCACCCAAAGTCAAATATTTGTCGTGTGCGACGGCGACCACGACGAATTAAAGTTACAGGCGGCGATAGATAGTGCGCCGTATAAAAGTATTATATATCCTGTAGGTGAATTGTGCGTTATTACAAATGCAAATATGAAGTCGGGTTACGGAATGACGGGAACTAATAACGGTGTGGCAATTCCGTTGAAAGGCGGAATGACGTTAGACGGTTCGATGTGCGATACAATTATGTTCAAAAACACAAATCCTGTCGCAAAACAATATGTTTTTCATCTGCCGGATGGCGCTAAAATGCAAAATGTAAAATTTACAGAGGACACGGACACTGTAACGGCGGACACGGTTAATCCGACAGTATTATCAGCGCAAAGTAGTTCACAGATAATATCCTGTACATTCTACGATATATTCAGTACACATCAATTCGGTGTATCAACGTTTGAAATGAGCAACGTTCTGTTTTTGAACAACGTCATAGATACGTTCGCAGGTGCACCGGCAAATAATTTGACATACGAAATAAAAATCGCAGGCAATTCGTTTGTTATGGGTAACAAATTTTTGAATTTCACGCAAAAAGAACAATCGTTAGGATATATGCTACAGGCGTCAACCGTTATATTTGTAAACAATTATATGTCCGGTTTTACAAATTGCAGTATTGATATAGACAAAAAAATAGTAGGTAATATATTTAAAACGTTTACTGATTGCAGTATCGATATAGGTGGCGAAATTTCGGACAATGAATTTACAACGATTACGCAGAACACAAAAAGCCCATTTATATACGCTGGGATTGCATTAATCAGTGGAAACCGAATATCCAATATAAAAATTAATTCCGCATATATTGATGTTATCGAATGCGGAAATAATGCCGTTATATGCGGAAATTATATTCAGATTGCCACCGGTCCTGCGTCGGGACAATGTAATCTAATATCAGCCAGCAGTCGGACGCTGATAGCAGATAATATATTTAGGACAGCGGCGTCTGTAACGGCAAATGCAGATTTTTCAATTATATACAGCGACGGTAAAACAGTAGTCAAAAATAACGTGACAAATGCCGTATCAATCGGAACATTCGGTGATACGTGTGTTGTGGACGGAAATGTGACAGGGGGTGACGCGTAATGTACAAATTTCATATGAAAAACGGAACAGCGTATTTCTATGAACACGGTGTTGAAATTGACGGCACAGTGTACGGAATACATACCGATAGGGATATATTGCGTATAAAACGCAGGATTGTCAATGATAAATTCGCCGAAACTGACGACAATTTCGATATGGACACAGAAATTGCAAAAATTCAGCATACGGACATAACATTTGAACAGCCAACTTCAGAACAGCTGTCACAGATACAGTCAAAAACATTTGACAGTATGTCGGATATGAAACAATATGTTCAGTCTGTTATGAACGGTGAGCTGACACAGGATGAAATCAACGCAATGCTGTTATTAAAAATTGCGGAAATGGAGGTAGCAATTACAAATGAACAAACGACTAATTAAAATGTATTACAAAAAGGGCATTTACAAAGAAAAGGATTTAAACACATTTGTAAATGCCAGATTTATCACAGAGAATGAGAAAAAAGAAATTATGGAGGGCTGATATGGAGGCAGAAAACGAAAAAGAAGTGTGGGAGCGTCTGACTGCCGTAGAGCAGTCCACCAAATCGGCGCACCACAGAATTGATACGTTGGACAAACTGACCGAAAGCGTCCACATCATAGCCACAGAAACAAAGGCAATGCGTGAAGATGTGAATGACATCACGGAACGTGTGGACGAAATCGAAAAGAAACCTAACAAACGATATGAAACAGTAGTTACTGCTGTTATTACGGCATTAGTCGGCGGTTTGATAGGTTATTTTGTTAAAATGTTAGGATTTTAGTATTTTAAAATTTAGGAGGTATGTAAAAATGAAAGATTGGTTTAAAGCGGCAGGAATAAGAGCAATCAAGACGATTGCACAGACAGCGATTGCGACAATCGGTACGGCCGCCGTACTGGGTGACGTCAACTGGGTAATGGTTGCGTCAGCGGCGGCATTGGCAGGTGTATTGTCGTTGCTGACATCAGTTGCGACGGGATTGCCGGAAGTAAATAACGAAAAGGAGTGATTGAATATGACGGATAAAATTTTTATAAATGCAGTAAAAACATTAATCGCAAACTATTTTAACAACAATGTTGATGTGACAGACGGTAAGAAAATCACCACAGATGATGTGTATATCGTGTGGAGCTGTAAGACGTTGCAGAATTTCAAGGCGTTGGCGTCAACAACCGTATCGGACGGAATGTATTACGAAATTACATACAATGGTGATAAAAATGAGATGTATTTTGACGCATACAAGAAGTGGAAGAATATGACCGTAAAGGAGTGGTAATAATGTCGGTGATAGATAAATTGATACAAATAGCCAATGCAGAGGTTGGCTATTTGGAAAAGTCAAGTAATTCACAATTAGACAGCAAGACAGCAAATGCTGGTACTGCCAACTATACAAAATATTGGCGTGACATCAAACCCGAATATCAAGGGCAACCGTGGTGTGCGTGTTTTGTAACGTGGTGTTTTACCAAGGCATTTGGGAAAGATAATGCACAGAAATTATTAAAACATTATCCGTATGTGTATTGTCCTACAATGGCAAGTCTGTTTACGTTAAATGCCAATCCAACAGTGGGCGATATTGTTATATTCAAACACAACGGAACATTTACGCATACGGGAATTGTTACAGGCGTAAACGGCGATTATTTTACAACGATTGAAGGCAACACAAACGGAGGTAGTACCATTATTGCAAATGGTGGCGGTGTTTGCCGAAAAAGTTATTATAACAGTAATTTACCGGGGACAAAATTCTGTACACCGGATTGGAGTATAGTCGAAGAAAGTGAGGATTTAACAATGACACAGTATAATGAATTAAAATCATTAATTGAAAAACAGTCGGCGGAAATTGCCGATTTAAAAAACATCAACCAACAGTTGGTGAATGTAGTTCAAACTACAATGGTATACGATTTCAATGATGACAATATGCCGTCGTGGGCGCGTCCTGCGGTGCAGGCGGCTATGGACTGTGGTGCGGTACAAGGTGATGAACAGGGCAGACTGGGTTTGTCCTACAAAGACCTAAGGGCAATTTGTAGGGAATACCGTTGCGGACTGTACAATAAATAGGACATATAAAAATAGGTGGCTACGTGCCACCTATTTTTTATTTGTTTTCGTTTATGCGGTTTATTGCGTCAAGCAACAATTTCTCCGCCCAAGCTGGCGGTTGACGGTCCCCTTTTTCCCAATGGGCGAGAGTACCTAAAGGGATTTCAAACCGTCTTGACAATTCCGCCTGCGTCAGACCTGCCGCAAGTCGAGCTTGTTTTATTTTACAATCCATATTATCACCTTTTATTCTATATCCCCTGTCATTTGAATGGCAGGGGATAAGTTTAATTAATCTTCAATTTCAAAATTGATAAATCTTTCAACTTCGTTTTCTTCATCATCTGTTACAACAATTTCATCATCAACGATTTCAGCGTTTAGGTTGTTGTTTCTGATTTGTTCAATTAGAAAATCTTTGTATAGTTCGATTGCTTCTGCTTCGCTTTCAGCAGTTACATAATCGCCTGCGTAATTATCACGACTTGCCTCTACTACATTACCGTTTTTGTACATTTCGTTTGTTACCTTAAATCTTTTCATTTTCTTTTCCTCCTAAAATTTATCCTTTTTGTTTGTTATTTGGGGTTTCCCTCATTTCTTGTCTTTATTATACCACCCATTGGATGGTATGTCAATAGTTTTTTCAAAAAAAATTAAAAAAATTTTGCAACAAAAAAACAACGGACAAAATCCGTTGTTTTAAAATTACATTTGTTTCATACAGAACAGTAACCGACCTATCAAATACATTTTGATAGGTTCGAAAACTGCGACTAATGGTACGCGATCAGGGGTTCGAACCCTGGACACCCTGATTAAGAGTGGAACCAGATGTGTTTTATTTATTTTTATAGTGATTTATTTAAGACCTTTTAATCATGTAAAAATGGCATTACATAGCCATTTATTCATGTTTATACTGTATAAAAAGGGATTTTTGAAAAATACATAAATCATCTAAAAAATCCAAAGTGTTAGAAAAATGTTAGAAAGAAAAAATGTAGTCTGCTGACAATTCTAACTAGAAAATCTAAACGGTTTCTAGTTGGTAAATTAAATAAAGGTACACATATTTTTAACAATAAATATAATTCGATTTTTTAGAATATAAATTAAAATCATATAATTAAATAATACTTATTAAAGAGACTTGATTTTCAAAAAATTTGAATTTCAAGTCTTTTTTATTTGCAAAAATTTAAGAAGGAGTGATGCGTATGCTGTGGAAAGGTACATAGAAGAAACTGCACATTGACAAACATCTAACAAATAGGAGAGAAGGGAGGAAAATAATATGGATTTTGAACAGGAATTTGAAGTGATACCTGTAACAAGGGTAAAGATAGCTGATACTGAGGCATATTCAAAGCATCCGTTTAGAGTGGTGAATAATAAAGCGCTTGAAATGCTTGCGGAGAATATAAAAGAGCATGGTCTGCTAAATCCAATTCTTGTGCGTGTATTAGGTTTTGGCGGCAGATATGAAATTCTAAGCGGTCACAGACGAATGGAAGCACTGAAGATTAATGGTGAAACAGAGGCAGATGTACGCATTATTAAGTGTACTGACATAGAAGCGGCAAATATCGTTATAAAGTCTAATCTTCTGCAAAGGGATAAGATATTACCGTCAGAACGTGCAAAAGTATATATGCTTCGTAACGAATGTCTGAAAAAGGAGAAAGGCAATTTGTCCACTGGGTGGACAAAGTTGGATGAAAATGCGCAGAAAGCATTGGCTAAAGAATTTGACGTGTCCAAAAGCAATATATATGAGTATATTCGTCTAAACTATTTAATTGATGATTTACTCATTCTAGTGGACAGCGGAAAAATAAAAATTAAAATATCGGTAGCTTTATCATATTTTTCAAAGGAATGTCAAAGTATAATACATCAATATTTCTTTGTAGATAAAAAAGATATATTAAATAACGAATATGTCAAGAAAATAAGGAAGTATAGAAATAACCTTACTGTTGAAATTCTTGAAAAGATAACTGCAGAACTTGGCGAACCGAAACAGAAGTCCGAAAGATATGTTGATGCCTTTGTAAAGAAGTATGTTGGTAAGTTCCATAGTGAACAGGAGATGACGGAAGTGCTTGAAAAACTGCTTATAGGTTATCTTAAAAATGAAAAGAATTCAAATAATACGAGTGATGGATAA